GAGAGGCCAAGTCGCGAGGTCGTCCTGACCGTGCTTGCCAAGATTGACAAGGACTGGGCGAAAGATCCGACGGCCATGCCGGTCCTTGGCGAAGTCATGGATTCGGGGCAGCGGATCGACGAGCTACTCGGCGAGTTGGGTCCGGTGGCGAAGCCCCTCGTCTCCAAACTGATCCGACTGATGCTCGACGACAAGAAACCTGGCTTCAACGACGAGGCTCTCAAGGCATTGGAGAAGATGGATCCGCGCTGGCGCGAAAACGCCTCCGCCAGAGAGGTGGCCCCGGAGTTGCTCAAACGGTTGGCCAGGAATGAGCGCGGCGACTACATCGACCGCAACTTAACCCAACTGGCTGCTCACGCCGCTCCCGAATTGGGGCGGATGCTACGTGGCGAGTCGGACGATGTCAAGCATCGCATTTACGGCATCCTTCGAGAGGCGGGGCCCGCGGGCCGGAAGGCCATTCCGGATCTCTTAAAGGAGCTAGGTAAGGCGGACGGCAGATGGGCGTATCTTACCCTTGAAGTGCTAAGCAAAATCGACCCAAAATGGGCTGATAGTCCTCTAGTGAAGGAAATGTCCTCCAAACTGATCACCCAGCAGATTGAGCAACCCAATGCCGGCGAACCGTTCGTCAAGGTCTGTGCCGCTCTGGGCGCTGGGGCCGTCCCGGAACTGATCAAGAGAGTCGAAGGCGACAATGTCCCGTTGCGCAAACTGGCCATGGCCGGGCTGCGTGGCGTCGGCCCGGACGCCAGGGACGCGGTCCCCGTGGTCGTGAAAGCGGCCCAGGACAAGGACATCTACTTCCGTCAGGCGGCAGTCCAGACTCTGGGCAAAATTGGCGTCGGGAAAAAGGAACTGGTGCGCGTCCTCGCTCCGCTCCTGGCCAGCGACCTGAATACGGACGTGCTCGCGGCCCTGGAGGCAGTGGATCCCGACTGGCGGAAAAGCCCGCTCCTGAAGCCGGGGCTGGCGGTAATCCTGAAGCAACTGTCGCACAAGGATCCCCTACAGCGCCGCCTCGCACTGGTTGCCCTGGGGCAGATTGGCTCTGTGGAAGGAGTCCTTCCGGCGGTGGAGCGGATGGCCGCCAGGGAGAAGGATACCGTCGTCATGCGGTTCGCCGAGGCGACCCTGCAATCGCTGCGCAACAAGAAAAAATGAGGCGATAACTCCGGTGTGAGTTGGACTGCCGTGCTGAGACGATTTCTCTCGTCCTGTTCGTTAACCCCGAACTCCGATGGTTCGAGCTGATCTTTACCAACCCGAAGGCGGAGGTTCTTCGACCTGGCCGGCGTGTTGCTTGCGCTGGCGGGGCTGGCGCTGCTGTTCTTCCACCTCCACCCCCTTGCCGGGGGCCTCTTCCTGGCGTCGGCCCTTCTGTGCCTTGTTGTGGTTGTGCGCTCGCTGCCCTGACGTGAATGCGGCTTTGTGCAGCTTCGATACACCATCAGCCCAGGCCGGCCGCCGCCGTGCTGGCAGGGTCCAGCGCCGCCAGTACTCTCCGAAACTGCTCTACCTGGGCCCGCACCCGCGGGTCCGGCTCGGGTGTCGGGCCGCCGCCGGTCAACTGGGCGATGTAGTGCAGCAGCTCTTCTGATGCCTCGAACCACTCGCCGCGGATGTGCAGGTGCTGCCACTGTCGATGCAGCTCTGCTTCCTCCCTCTTGCCGCCCGGCACGTCCGCCAGCAACTCCAACGGCACGGCTGAGGCCGTCGCCAGCGACCGCAGACGCGCCGCCAAGTTCGCGGTGCGGCCGATCTTGACCGCATCGCCGGCGCGGATGAAGTACACGACCTCCTCGGACTGCAGCCTGCGCTGCTGGCTGCGGAGCATAAGACCATTCCTCTTCCCCAACGATCGCCTCGACGGCTAGCCGCCTGGCCGGCCTCTCACCACCACTCCGGCGGACCGCCTTCTGCGCCGTACCCCAACGCCCCGGTCCGGCCCCGCGGGGCGATGAAATCCGAGCCCAAGTACGGGTCCGACTCCCGGCCCGGCGTAAGCATGCACGGCCCCTGCACCGCCGCGCTGGACGGATACATCATCAGCACGCGCCTCCGCCCCATCAGAGCGAGAACAAACGCCACCGCGCGGTCGTCGGGTTGACCTTCCGGCGCCCGCAGCGTCGCTCCCTCGATGCTGGCCAGCTGGGAGAACGTGTCCAGGCCGTGGATGACAGTCTCCCCATCGCGCAGGGCCTCGCCCGCGCCGGCGTAGAGCAACGCCTTGCCCTTCGTGGTCGTGAGCCAGCCCGAGCGACCATCGTGGCCACCCAGGCACCTCAGCCCCGAGTTGTCGCGCAGCCAGAGCAAGACCGCGTGGCCATGATTATTCCGCTCCACCAGCACCGCAGCGCCGTTGTACCAGCGGCCGACCATATCGACGTGGGCCGCGAACGTCGCCGGCTCGAAGCGCCCAGCCAGCGACGCCACCTCCTCGCCGCTGTCCACGTCCAGCACCTCCAGGGCGCTTTCGTCGGAGGTGGGATTGCCCTCGGCGGGGTCCGCCCCCACCACGTAACGGCGACCGACCAGCGGCGGGACGTACACAATCAGTCCGGGGAGGGAGGGCGGCTTGCGCAGATGAGGGTAGGGACCGGAGAACGGCCCCTGGGGCTGGTAGCACTTCTTCAGCCATTCCGCCGGCAGGCGCTTGTCCAGCGACCGCGGCGCCAGCGCCTCGGCGTCCGTGGCCGGATACTGCTCATGCAGATCGTCCACGGCCCCGGTCCGAGCCAGGATGTCCTGCCGCTGGGCCTCGTACCAGGCCGCGTCCCGGTCCGGCCGCGCGTGCCACGGCAAGAAGACCGGGACCCACTCGTTCTGACCCTGCCTGGCCCCCTCGTAAATGCGTTTGAACGGCGACAGCGGCCGGGTCTTGTCGGCCCGCGACAGCAGCACCATGCGGCCGCCGCCGTCAATGGTCGGCTTGACCGCCCGCATGAGCCGGTCCAGGTCCGGCACCAGGTCGGCCTCATCGACAATGGCCAGCGTCGCCGTGTAACTGTCGCCGGCCGTTGTCGGAAAGGCCAGGACCCGCGAGCCGTTCGACCATTGCCATTCGTGGTCGTTGTCCACCGGAAAAGCACGGACCTTGAGCCATGCCGGCAGGCGATCGTACATGCCCCGCAGACGGGTCTTGAGCAGGTCCGCGGCCTCGTCATCCCGCCGGGAGAACAGCAGCACCGTCGCGGCCGGGTGGAAGAGCATCAGCCACAGGGCGTACCCCAGGACCAGCCACGTCAGGCCCAGCTGGCGGGCCTTGAGGATCACCACCAGGCGGTGGTCGCGGATCGTGTCGAGGGTCTCAATCTGAGCCGTCCAGAGTCGGAAGGGGAGCCAGTCGGCCCAGGTGGCGTCGTAGATGAAAACGTAGCGGTCCAGGAAATAGCCGGGGTCCTCAGCACAGGCGAGCAATTCAATTCGTGCCGGGGCCGGCGATGCCAAAACGCTCACGACGCCACTCCTCGGTGCGGTTGCGGGCTTGCGTGAAGTCCTCGATGGTCAGCCGGTAAGGCTCCCGGCCGTCCGGCGTGGTCGGAGCGATCTTCTGCGGGGCGTTCAGTCCCAGCAGCTTGCAACGCTGCTCGATACACCGCTCCACGCCGGCCAGGTAACGCGGGTCGCCGTGCTGGTCATCCTTGCGGAGGGCCGCCTTGACCCGCTCGCCGTCGCCGTCGGTGGTCTGCTCGGTCGTGGTCATCTCATGGGGCTGCTTGGAACGCTCCCAGGCCGCCCAGTATTCCTGCTCCAGCAGGTCGAGCCGCTCCAGCTCCTGGCTCTTGGCCGCATCGAGGTCGCGGACGGCCGCTTCCTTCCAGCGGACGTTGAGCACCCTCAGATCCCGGCTGATGGTGCTACGGTTCACGCCCAAACGCTGGGCCAATTCGCCTTGCCGCTTGATGCCCTGCAAAAACAGGCTGGCGACCTGGGAGCGTCTCGATTCGATGACCAGTTCTTCGGCACTGCTGCGGGGCATGGCATCTGCACGCGGTAATCTGCACAGGCAGGCGTGCCGCTGAGGAGGCATCACCCGCACATTGGGGGCCTCACGGCTCCTCGTTCTCGTCAGGCATCTCCAGGCTCGCCAGTTGCCTCTCCTGACATGCTGGCAGGGCCGCCCAGAACGCATGTGGGTCCTGGGCGAACACAGCCCAGCCGTCCACCTCCCAGAGCGGATAGGTCCTCCCCTTGGCGTCGGTGCCCTTTTCCTCAGCGGTCAGCAGTCGGACCACGAAGGGGTGCGCTGGTGCGAAAGGCCAGTCGGCCCCGGCGTTGACCAACTCGTGCAAGTAGGGCAACAGCTGCTCGGTGCGCTCGGCCGCGGCGGGCTCGGGCGGGTGCCAGCGGAATTCCGTGGAGCCGATGACACCGAGGATCCCGTGCGGCCCCTTGCCCCATTGCTCGTACCGTCCCTCCACCCAGGCCAGATGGGCGCAGGGGACCTGGCTGGCACCATTCGGGTTGAAGACGAGGTCCGGGCGGTCGTCCAGGGCGACCTCACAGTCGTTGCAGAACGGGCACTGGGCCAGCTGGCGGATCATGCGATCCTCCGGTGAGGGCGGGGTCCGGCGACCGGCGCGGGACGCCGTGTAGCTCATCCGTGCTGCCGACCATTCTAGAGTCAGTGGCGGAGTGGACGCAACCCGGGATGCCTCGCGGATTTCCGAACAAAGTCCCGCCCGGAACGCCTTGCCGGGCCAGGAGATCGCCCTTCTGCGAAAAAAAATACCTCAAAAATCCGGATTTGTCCGGGATCGGGTTTACCGCCCGTCGAGCAGCTCGACATCGGCGCCTTGGTGAGCGTGGTCGAGTTCGTGGGCTGTGTGGCGTTGGCCGAAGTGGAGGGCGACCCATTCGTCGTGGGACCGAGGTGCTGCCTCTTGGTCTTGCGCACCTGACCCAGAGGCAGGCACCCTCGGTTCGAAACGCGACTATTATGGCAAGAGCGCCGGCTGCCAATCCGTTCGGAAACGTGCGTCGGCGTTGCGGACCGCAGCAGGTTGCACAGATTGACTTGCGCCCTTCGGCCGAGAGGACCGATGCAGATTCGCGCGATTGCTTTGCGCGCGGCAGTGGTTGGGACGACGCGCGCTCGAAAAGATGGGCGTGTGGGGCGGTGGGTCAGGGATCGTTCGTTGGCGGTCAAGTGCCTCTGCCTGGGGCGGGCCACGCTCCGGTAGCCCCGACTTCCCTGCTCCAGTCTCCTAACTAAAATGCCCTAGTCGCCGTACAGAGCTTCCGGCTGTTTTTTCCCGAGGCGAAGACATGACACGCCGCAGGATCACCGTGGACGCCAACGAGGCAGTCGCATCCGTGGCCCACCGCACTAGCGAGGTGATCGTCATCTACCCCATCACGCCCTCGTCGCCGATGGGCGAGTGGTGCGACGAATGGTCGGCCAACGGCCGGAAGAACCTCTGGGGCCAGGTCCCCGACGTGACCGAGATGCAGTCGGAGGCCGGCGCCATCGCGGCCATCCACGGGGCCCT